AGAGGGCGGGTATCGGCATCAACGCAGGTCGCATCCGTGGCATCAACAGTAAAATCAGGGGTGGAGAAGTACAGCACACGGGCGTTGTACCTTTCCTCAAAAAGTTTGAAAGTACTGTCAGATGTTGCACTCAAAACGGCATTAGAGGTGGATCAGCGACTGTCCACTTCCCCATCTGGCACCAAGAAATAAGAGACATACTAGTATTAAAGAACAACAAAGGAACGGAGGACAATCGTGTCAGAAAACTTGACTACTCAATCCAAATCTCAAAACTCTTTTACGAAAGGTTTATCGAAGATAAGGAAATCACGCTTTTTTCTCCCCATAGTTGTCCTAACTTGTTTGAGAGTTTTGGCACCCCTGAGTTTGATGAGTTATATTGCCGTTACGAATTGGATGAATCCATCCCCAAGACCACAATCGGAGCTCAAGAACTGATAATGGAACTCCTTAAGGAGAGATCAGAGACAGGTCGTATCTATATCATGAATATTGACCACTGTAATGATCATTCTTCCTTTAAAGACAAGGTAAGTATGAGTAATCTATGTCAAGAGATCACTCTACCCACAGAACCAATTCAACATATTGATGCCATAGACGGTGAAATTGCACTCTGTATCCTATCTGCCATCAATGTAGGTAAGTTGACCAAGTTAGATGAGTTAGAGGAACTTTGTGACCTCTCTGTGAGGTCTCTAGAGGAGTTGATTGACTATCAAGATTATCCTGTCAAAGCCGCTGAATTAGCCACATTGGGTCGTAGATCCCTTGGAGTGGGTTACATTGGTTTGGCACATTACCTTGCTAAGAATGGGTGGAATTATGACTCACAAGACGCCTGGGATGCGGTACACAGACTTACTGAAAGTTTCCAGTATCATTTACTCAAAGCTTCTAATCAGATTGCAAAAGAAAAAGGCGCCTGTGTAGATTTTGGAAGCACAAAATACGCTGATGGAATCCTTCCTATTGATACATACAAGAAAGATGTAGACGAAATTACTAAGGAAGAATTAAAATATGATTGGGAATCTCTTAGAGCATCTATCTTGGAACACGGTCTCAGGCACTCAACACTGTCCGCACAGATGCCATCAGAGAGTAGTTCCGTTGTGTCAAACGCAACCAACGGTATCGAACCACCTAGAGACTACCTGTCCATTAAGAAGTCAAAGAAAGGGCCTCTTAAACAAGTGGTGCCGTCTTATGGAACTTTAAAGAATAACTATACTCTTCTCTGGGATATGGAGAGTAATGATGGATATATCAAGGTGGTTGCAGTAATGCAGAAGTTCTTTGACCAGGCCATCAGTGGAAACTGGAGTTACAATCCAAAGAACTATCCTGACAATGAAGTGCCAGTTACGGTTATGGCACAAGATTTCTTGACCACATACAAATATGGTTGGAAGACATCTTATTACCAGAACACATATGATATGAAGAGTGATGAACCTGATGATGTAGAAGAAGTGAAACCACAATTAGAAAAACTACTAACAGAACTATCAGAGGAAGAAGCTTGTGACTCTTGCACCATCTAGACCCGACGGTATGACCGTCTTTAATTCAGAAGAAGTTGATACTAAGAGACAACCAATGTTTTTTGGTAAACCTCTCGGTGTGCAGAGGTACGACTCTTTTAAATATCCAGTGTTTGATAGACTTACTACTCAAATGCTAGGGTATTTCTGGAGACCAGAGGAAGTATCCTTACAGAAGGATAGATCTGACTATCAATCTCTACGCCCAGAACAAAAACACATCTTTACATCTAATCTAAAGTATCAAATACTACTAGACTCTGTACAAGGTCGTGGGCCAGGTATGGCTTTTGCACCATATACTGCATTGCCAGAACTAGAATCTGCTATGAATGTATGGCAGTTCATGGAGATGATACACTCAAAATCATATACATACATTATCAAGAATGTGTATCCAGATCCATCCGAAGTATTCGATACCATTCTCAATGATGAAAGAATTTTAGACCGAGCGAAGTCAGTAACTCGGGCATATGATGAATTTATAAATGAGGCCCAGCAATGGGGTCAAAGTAACCTGTGGAAAGACGGATGGGAAAACACACAAGCAAAAGACAACTCACTAAATGAACTCAAAAGAAAACTTTACAGAGCGGTTGCAAATGTTAACATACTTGAAGGAATTAGGTTCTATGTCTCCTTCGCTTGCTCGTTTGCATTTGGAGAGCTTAAACTTATGGAGGGATCAGCAAAAATTATATCCCTCATCAGTAGGGATGAAAACCAGCATCTAGTTCTCACACAGAACATAATGAAAAACTGGATGAATGGTGATGATCCAGAGATGAAACAGATAGCAGAAGAGGAAAAAGATAATGTTATCACCATGTTTAAAAACGCAGTGAAAGAAGAAAAAGAATGGGCAGAATACCTGTTCAAAGATGGTAGTATGATAGGTCTTAATGACAAGTTACTCAGTCAATATGTTGAGTGGATTGCCAATAAAAGAATGAAAGCACTTGGACTTGACCCTATATACGATCAACCACTAAGGAATAATCCGTTGCCTTGGACACAACACTGGATCTCTTCTAAGGGATTACAGGTTGCACCACAGGAAACAGAGGTAGAATCTTATGTTGTTGGTGGAATAAAACAAGACATGAAGAAGAATTCATTTAGCGGATTCAAACTCTGATATATAGTAGGATAACTATATTTTACTATGGCAGACACAAAGACTCCTCCTAAAGAGGATAAACCAAAAGGTCTAATTGGTAAATTAAAAGAAGCTGCGGAAGACAAAGAAGAGCAGATGATGATCCTGAGTACATTTGTACGGCTAGGCATCTTGGTCTGGAGTGGTGCGATATTGACACTCGCATACGTTGAGTTACCACCAGCTCTTAAAATACCAAAACAAGATTTAGATCCAACTTTCATAGCATCTGTCTTTACTGGCGTGCTAGCAACTTTCGGCGTTCAAGCTGGAAAGAGTAAGAGTAATGGATCTAGTGGCGGTGGTGCAAACATATCTAAAAAAGATATGGAGATTCTTATTGAAAAGGCATCTCAGACTGCCCCTGCACAGGTAGTTCGTATAGAACAAGCTCCTGTGAAAATTATCCCTGATCAAAAATAATTATGTTACAGAAAATTGTAAATGGAATCGCTATTGCTAGTGGTGTTATATCTCTCACCGTCGTTGGTACTGTTGGGTATGTATTCATACGCAAGGATGCGATTATCGAAAACGTCAAAGGCAAGATAATGGAATCTGTAATGCCAGGCGGAATGAGTGGAATACTTGGCGACGGAGCTGGTACTGGAGCACTTGAAGGTTTAGCTGGAGGAACTCTAGGTTTACCATCACCATCCAACCCTATCGCATCACCACCAGAACCAACACCACCAACTTCAGTGGGATTACCTCCATTAAATTAATGCTCAAGGTATGTAATGAGTGCGGTGCTACTTGGATTGATGGTCAATTATATTGGCGTGAATCAGGAAAAGAAGCCTGCCCTCATGACCTTGCAGGGTTGGTATGTAATGTGATCGAAGATCCTGATTGCATCAACCCATGTCTGGGTTCTACTAGTGGTGCAACATGGCAACATTATCAAAATGAACTTGAAAGATACAAGGATGATGAGTAATGGACATTCAAAAAATTCTTAGTTATGGAAGTGCTGCGGCAGTTGTAGGAACTGGTGCAGTAGTAGGTGGAGGCGCAGTTGTTGATAACCTCACAGATGGGCCTGCAAAGAGACAAGAAATACAACTACAACAAATAAAAGAATTAGTTGCAGAAGAAGTATATACTCAATTAAAAGAAGCATGGCCACAGACATCTGGCCCCGTAAAGGGTTTGAGGTTGCCCGATGCCGCCAAATAATATACCACAGATATATATTAACAGCACTGGTGGACTGAGATATCTTAGTCCGATAGAAACTGGTACGGTAACTATTGCAAATATAAACACACCTTGGATGAGAACTGCTCCACAGGCAATTCCTTGGACACCTCCTGTCACAGTAAACATAGGAGTTCCTGTTGTAGAGATGCCAGGATGTGTCAAGATACACAAAGAAAATGCAAAGAATCCAAGTAATAAAAGTAGTACCCTCGTAAATGATGACCCTAATCAGAATGTTGTTTTGTGTGATGGTGGTATGCCATACTATGAACCACCCGATTATCGTGCTGACGAGCTTACTTGGCAGACTGTTTATGGGGAACCAGAAGAACAGGTTAGTGGTGTAGACACAGGTGAACCTTTAGGCCCTCCTGAGGCAGACGTTGAACCACCTAAAACTCCAAATGAAGAGAAAGAAGTTCCTTGCCCAGGCCCTGCAAACCTAAGAGTTGGTGATGTAACTCAGGCTGGTGATGAAAGAGTAACTGGTCATCAGTTGATACCTGATCCGAATAACCCTAAAGTAAATATTTGTGAGACATTATATGAACCTACTACTGCCGTTGAGAAATTT